GTATGGTAATGCGTAGTTTCTTCCACTTACCTGTGCTTATTGCTTTACGACTCAATACCAGCCCTTAATCTTATGATGTGCTAATGCATTACAAGGATTAGAATAACGTGCGGCTATGTACTTTAGTTGCCATTCTATTTGTTTATATCCGTCAACTGTAGATAACCATTTAGATCTACCTTGTGGTATGCCGTAATGACTACCATTCTTGGCTTTAGGATTCCATCTAGATTCTTTGTAGTTTAGCTCATCTAAGCAATAGAACTGATCTATATCATTAAGTTGTATAAATGCCCATTGACGATAATGATTTATTCTATCTTGTGCAACGGAATAATCTTTTACAAAGACAAAGTTAAATGTAATTAACAATAAGGTGGCCCAAACTCTGCACCTTCCGGGCCTTGCCCTTGGCGGCCCAGCTTTGTGATTTAAGATCACATGCTTGTTTAGGGTAGCATGCCCTGTCAAATCAATTAACATAACCGCAGGTCAGACGGCAAGTCATAATGCGTAAATCATCCGTTTCTAACCAAGTTTCTGCATAGCCAGCATCCATTATTGACCACCCCATCCGCTACCTTTAAACACAATACCTGGTGCTGAGTAGATGCGATTCATAATGGTCATGCATTTAGGACATTCCATAATAGGCAGATTATCTAAATATGAGCTGCTAGTAGATCCATATGTGCCGCACTCTGCACAGCTGTATTCATAGGTAGGCATTACTTAGCCCCTATCAATGCACAAGTGTGGCAACCGCTGCCTAAGAATTGCCAGCCACCACACTGCTTGCATCTATCTAAGTTACTGTCTGGTATATGTAAAGCTTCAGCTATATTCTTAACACCAACACAGCCACAGTCCATACACTGATAAGCCTTAAATCCTTCGGGCGTATCTAACTGCTCAAGCCATAAGAACTCGGTCTTACGATCACAGCCATTACACTTAAACTTTGTGTACATGTGATAAAATCCCCTTTCTTATTGCCTGCAGTGGCACTGAGAGCAAACCAAATACTGACCATCGTGTAATAACCTGTCATCATTACACGATACGCATCTATCTGCACTTAGGTTTAGGCTTTCGTTATCATTTTCCATGCGTAATGTAAAGCCTGAACCGTTTAATACTTCAATATATCCCATCATTCACCCCCTTTACCTGACTCTGAATCATCGGGCCAAAACCATGTGCCAGCAGCTGTAAGTTTTGCCCACTTAGCATCACACTGATCGCCCTTAGGTGCGCTGCATACATAACCTGCAAACGGCCTATTTGTAGATTTGGCTATGCCTTCTTTTTTTACCATATCACCATGCCTACAAGTAAACCCAACAGTAGGAACTTCACCAATTTTGCTAACGCTGTCGCCAATAGACCAAGCAACAGGAACAGGCTCGTTACTACTATCTTTAAGTTGTGTGTCCACAATATGTAACGCATATTCCATCGCAGCCGACTTAGATCCTGGTCTGCCATATTTAGGTGTAAATTGTTTTTCATTTACTCTGACCATTTCTTCTCTACTTGGTCCATTTTTTTCAGTACCGATATTAGCCGCCTTAAAAGCAACGCCTCGAGCTGAAGTCTCACAATTTTCCAGCGCAAAGTCACGATTAACGCCACGGTCCGATATGACTTCTTTCGCATGACCTGTTGCGAATGGTTGTGTGTCAGTTGACTCCCTAAATAATTCACAAACAACAATGACTCTAGTGTCTGACTCCGAGATAATTTTTGTTCGTACTGCTCCATTTGGATACCTTTCCCAGAATATATTTGATCTTTCTTGCACCGTGGTGTAATCATCTAAGTTAAATGCCATTAGTCTTTCCAATCGTCTGTATTGTCAATTTCTGCATCGTAGACTGTTTTGTAAATTGCTGTGTATGCAGCGATGTCGATAAGACTGTCGAGGTGACCAGGTGATTCTTGTAACCTACTGATCTTTTGTAAGATATTAATAACACAGATGTCGTGCGGCATGAGTGGGAAATCAAGATACGCACTGACAAGCTTTGCAGTCCGATCCATGTTGTAAAAAGCATGTCCGTAAACTGTGCCTCGCTCGTGGATGAGTTTAGTTGCGGTTGCAAAGAACGCCTCAGTTGTTGTTGGCATCGATTTTGCTATCTGTAATCCTGCGGTGCATGTCGTAACCGTCTTTACGACCCTTCCAGTAACCTGCCTGGAATGCATTATCTTTAATTGTTGAGTACACGCCCCACACAATAAAATAACCAAACACGCTATAAAGCACTATCCATGGTGCTGTTGTTTCTATCATATAGCCCTATCTATGCTCACATACTTTGTGGCACAGCTGTAGTGTCGCACTTGTGTATGACTTTGTGGATTATTTAGGGCGTAGTTTGTATAACGATTAGGTAACGATGTTACCCGTAATACCGCCCGAGAGCTGTAAATGAGCCATCCTTATTTATGGGCACTAACGTGGGTGTTAGCGTCTTTCCTACGGCTTCTAGTATAGCAATACCCATCTGCCAATTCGCGCTTCCATAGCGTATATAAGAGGCTTTTTTTCTGTCCATTAGATTACCTACCTCAACCCCGTATAAGGGTCTGTAATGGCTTCCTATGGCTTCTGTGTAGGCACTCATGCCTAGTCTATGGCTATGTCCTGCTATGACCGATTTGCCCCATTTTTTAGCAAGGTTAAGGGCTGTGATACCTGCGTGCTGGCTCATGCTGCCTTCATCGCCATGTGCTAATACCCAGCCAGGATGAAACTCATAAGCCGTTTTGTGGTAGTCAATTCCCATAGATGCAAAGTCCATAAACTTAGGGTATTGCAGCTCTGGTAAACCAATAAGACCAGGTGCTTTTAATAAAGTGCTATAAAGGCGATCAGTATGATTAGAGCGGATAACACTAGCCGTTGCGCTGTACTCGGTAAGATCCCATAGTATGTCTTGACAAGCTGCACGATCTTCGTTAAGAGTCTGACTATAAGCGAGAGGTGTGCCATCGGCCCACTTGCTAATCGTTTGAAAGTCGATCTCATCGCCAACACATAAAACCTCGTCAAACTTTTCACGTCTTGCAAGTTTAATGACGTTCTTGACTGCCTGCTCATGATGATAGGGTATTTGTAAATCTGATATTACTAGCCAACGCTTAATCTTCATCCTCTTCTGTAGGATCAATAGTAGGTATGATGCCGCCATTACCTATTACCCAGTCAGGCATAGTTGCCCTATCTGATACAAAGTACAATGCACAGCTCTCATTAAAGCCAGCCTTACGTGCAGCTTTGTATATCTCGTTCATACAAATATAATGTTGTTCTAACTTAGATAATGGCTCAGGCGATTTACGCACCACACGCCTGTTTATCTTCTTACGCTTACGCCTTGTATCTGCCATAGGATTATTGTCGCTTAACTATTAGGGAATATAGATCATCAACACGCTGCTCTAATCTAGTAAGTTGATCTTTCATACTAGATCCGCTATTAGGTTTAAGCTCTTGTAAATAGGATTTAATAACCCAACGCAGAGCCACTAATAAACTTGTACATACGGCGCATACGCCAACGGCTAAAGCGACCCATTCGCCCGGTGTCATGCTTCATCTGCACCGAGGCCATAAGCATCATCGGATTTATCTAAAGCCCTAGCTGCTGGGCCTGCAAGTGCGGCCACTACTACTGATATAACTGGATCTAGTCCTAGCTCATTACTGGCTAAGAATGTTAAGAATGATACAAGCACACCCCTAAAGTATGATTTAAGTATCGCTTTCTGCTTATTGCTTATTTTCATATGTTACCCCCTAGTAGTGGTATATCAAACGGCTTGCTATCTTTATCGCCTAACTTTGTAAAGCTGATATGTATGTGCTTTGTGTGTTTGTTAAAGCCTTTGTATTTACGCCATTTAAAATTAAGTATTTTGCTAGCGATCATGCCATTATGAATTACGTAAGATATGCGCTTATCGGCTTTTGCACATTTTCTGATTTGGTCAGCCAGATATATTGAGATCCCTTCGGATGAATCCAAGCGAGAATCAACATCAATGGCTCGTACACACCCAGTTGCATCTGGATTATGATCCGATTTTGTGGCGGAATGACGAGCATCACCCACCCACCCATCAGAGGTAGAGCGACGATCTGGGTACCAGGTATCAATCTG